TCTTTTAACAAAAAAGAAATATTTTGATGAATCTTCACAAGATACAGTTAAAAAAGCGGCTCCAATGGACGATGATGTTTCTACTATTGAAGAATCATTCACTCCAGTAATGAACCACTATGTACAAAATATTTCTAGAACACTCAAGAAATAAGTTTTTATAAATAAATTAAACAATACTCAAAGGAGAAAAACATGAGCGTAGAAAATCTTTTAAAAAAATGGGCACCAGTTCTTGACCATGGCGATTTAGCCGCAATCAAGGATTCCCACAAGCGTTCCGTAACGGCACAACTTCTTGAGAATCAAGAACGTGCTTGCCGTGAAGATGCACAGGGTTCTGGTGGTTACCGCAATCAAACATCGTTACTTTCTGAAGCCGCACCTGCTAACGCAATGGGCGCATCTTCATCTGTAGCAGGCGATGGCTCAATCGACATTTATGATCCAGTTTTAATTAGCTTGGTTCGCCGTTCTGCACCAAACTTAATCGCATACGATATTTGCGGTGTTCAGCCAATGACAGGTCCAACAGGCTTGATTTTTGCAATGCGTTCACGCTATGCAACACAAGGCGGTACAGAAGCATTGTTCAACGAAGCAAACACAGCATTCTCTTCTGCTGGTAGCGGTTATACAACACAATCTTCAACAGGTTCTTCACCTGCTGACTTATCTGCTGGTACAGAGTACACACGTGGTACTGGTATGACTACAACACTTGCTGAAGCATTAGGTGACGCAGCCGGTAACCAATTCCAAGAGATGGCATTCTCCATCGAAAAGATTGCTGTTACTGCTAAGAGCCGTGCTTTGAAAGCAGAATACACAATGGAACTTGCACAAGACTTGAAAGCAGTCCATGGTTTGGATGCTGAACAAGAATTAGCAAACATTCTTTCTACAGAAATTTTAGCTGAAATCAACCGTGAAGTTGTTCGTACAATTAACTTGACAGCTACAATCGGCGCACAAGAAAACGTTACAACTGCTGGTACATTCAACCTTGACGTTGATGCTAACGGTCGTTGGTCTGTTGAGAAATTCAAAGGCTTGATGTTCCAATTAGAGCGTGAGTCTAACGCAATTGCTAAAGCAACTCGCCGTGGTAAAGGTAACGTGCTTATCTGTTCTTCAGACGTAGCATCTGCATTGCAAATGGCTGGTGTATTAGATTACACTCCAGCACTTGCAAACAACTTGCAAGTTGATGACACAGGTAACACATTCGCTGGTGTATTGAACGGTCGTATCAAGGTTTATATCGATCCATATTTTGCCGCAACATCTGGTACACACTATGCAACAATCGGTTACAAAGGCACTTCAGCTTTTGATGCTGGCTTGTTCTACTGCCCATACGTTCCGTTGCAAATGGTTCGTGCAGTTGGTCAAGACACATTCCAACCAAAGATTGGTTTCAAAACACGTTACGGTATGGTCGCAAACCCATTTGCAACTTCAGCCGCTGACGGTGCATTAGCGTTCGCTAACAAGAACATCTACTATCGTAGAATCGCAATTACGAACTTGATGTAATTGATTAAACCGAGACACATCGGTATTGAAAAGAGGACCTTAGGGTCCTCTTTTTTTTGTCTGCATAAATAGAAGACAAGAGGAGATAATATGGCTACCCTAACAACAACACCAGTAAATAGAAGTTTTCTTTCTAATAATAAATTTGATTTTATTCTTAGACGAATTCCCAACTTCACATATTTTGTACAAGCTGTAAACTTGCCAAGCATGTCATTACAATCGACTAGCGTTAACACACCATTTTCTGCATTAAGTCTACCGGGAAATCAAATCAACTTTGGTACGTTAGCTTTAACATTCATAGTTGATGAAGACATGCAATCGTGGTATGAAATCTACAATTGGATATTCAAGCTAGGTAATCCAAAAGGGTATGATAAGAGAGGCGGCTTGCAAGATAACGATGAATTGATTAATAGCGTAACTTCTGATGCAACATTGTTCATTAAGACAAACGCAAACAATCCAAACTTTAAAATTGAATTCTATGGCGTATATCCTACCGACTTAGGAGACATGCAATTTTCTTCTGTAGATAATCAAGAGTTTATTACCTCTACAGTAACGTTTAACTATACTTACTACGAAGCAACAAACATTTGACATTTGCCTAGGAATGTGTTATTATGATTAGATTGACTTGATATGGGGATTGAATATGACATTAGACCAAATGATGGAAGAGTGGAGATTAGATGCTACAGTTGACTCCACAGAGTTAGGTATCGCATCTCTGAAGATACCAGAACTACACAGTAAATATCTCAAAATTTATTTTGATGAAAGACGCAAACTCAAAGCACTTGAGTTTCAAAGCAAAGATTTATCTTTGAAGAAGTATGAGTATTACAATGGAAAACTTTCACAAGAAGAACTTGACGAACTCAATTGGGAGCCTTTTGTTAAACGATTGATGAAGAATGAAGTTGATATGTACCTTGACTCTGATAAAGATATTATACAGAACAATGTTCGCATAATCAATCAAAAAGAAAAGTTAGCGTTTTTGGAAGAGGTCATTAAGAATCTCAACCAACGCAATTTTCAGATTAAGAATGCTATAGAATGGAAGAAGTTTACGCAAGGTGTACAATAAACTCTATATCTCAAAAGTAGATGAAGTCTACGCACACATCAAGTGTGAGAACTCCGATGCAATGGAGTTGAATGAATACTTCACGTTCTACGTTCCCGGTTACAAATTCATGCCCGCATTTAAAAACAAAGTGTGGGATGGAAAGATACGTCTATTCAATTCTCAGAACAGACAAATCTATTATGGTTTGATTCCATACTTAGAAAAGTTTGCTAAAGAACGTGACTACACAATTGAGTTTGATGAATCAGTAGAAACGTATGATGAATTCTCTGTAGCAGAAGCAAAAGACTTTATTGATACTCTAGGTGTGCCATTTGAAGTCAGAGACTATCAAATAGATGCATTCATTCATGCAGTACGTAGTAGAAGAAACTTATTAGTATCACCAACAGCATCTGGCAAGTCGCTTATCATATATCTCATTGCGAGATATTTAAATTGCAAAACTCTTATCATTGTTCCTACTATCTCACTTGTCGCACAGCTATACAAAGACTTTGCAGACTATGGATTTGAGAGTGATAAATACATACACCAGATTATGTCAGGTGCAAGCAAACAAACTGATTGCCCCATTGTCATATCTACATGGCAATCAATTTACAAGATGCCAAAAGAATGGTTTGAAGAATTTGAATTAGTTGTTGGAGATGAAGCGCATTTGTTTAAAGCAAAGTCGTTGATATCTATTCTAACAAAACTAACAGAGTGCAAATATAGATTTGGATTGACAGGCACACTAGATGGAACACAAACACATAGATTAGTCTTAGAAGGATTATTCGGTAAAGTCAAACAGATTACAACAACAAAAGAATTGATTGACTCTGGACGATTAGCTAAGTTTAGAATCAAAGCATTGGTACTTAAGCACAATGAAGAATCGTGTAAACTAGGTAAGAATTTTAAATATCAAGATGAGATAAATTACATTATAGGTAAGCCGTCACGAAATAGATTCATTAGAAATCTAACTATGAGTTTAGAAGGTAACACTCTTCTACTCTATCAATTTGTTGACAAGCACGGCAGAATACTGTATAATATGATTAAGGACGCAGTAGAAGAAAATAGACCTGTATTCTTTATTCATGGTGCGGTTGGCGTAGATGAAAGAGAAGAAGTTCGTAGAATTACTGAAGAAGAAGAGAATGCAATTATCGTAGCATCGTATGGAACATTCTCTACTGGTATTAACATTCGTAATCTACACAATGTTATTTTTGCTTCACCAAGCAAGAGTAAGATTAGAACACTACAATCTATTGGGCGAGGATTGCGTTTGGGTGACAATAAAAAAGAAGCTATTCTATATGACATATCTGATGACATGACTTATAAGAGTAGGAAGAATTTTACGTTAGAACATTTTATTGAACGGATGAAAATCTACAACGATGAAAAGTTTGAATATAAAATCTATACGTTAAATTTAAAGGAAGAATAATGCTGTGCAAAGTACTAAAATTAACAAACGGTGATACACTCATCGGAAATGTTGTTGAGGAAAGTAGAGGCTTCATTGAAGTGCATAGACCCATGAGAGTTGTTGTTGTTCCTAGAGATGAACACATGTACAGTTTATCTCTTACAAAATGGGATCCACTTATGAATTTTAGCATTCCTGCTAGAATCTTTAAACAAAGTATTGTTTCCGTGTCAGAAGCTACTACAGAAATTGTTAGAGTTTATGGCGAAGCATATAACGAATTTGATTTGGACAATGAGCCTGATGATGATGAGATTGACAATGAAAGTCCATCAGAAGACAGGATGTCTGAAATTAAGGAAGAGATTGATAAGATGAGAGTAGCAATGACTTCATCTAACAATCATATATTACATTAAGTGTTTATCAAACAGGACACAGCAATAATAACTCATTGTCAAGTGTTTGTCAACTAACTGAGGTGAAACATGACTATTACTACCACTACCGCTAAACCAGCAAAAGTAAAACATTACGTAAACAACGAACATTTCTTAGAAGAGATGGTTGTCTTTCGTGCAGGCGTCAAAGAAGCAGAAGCAACGAATGGAGAGCGCCCAAGAGTACCTGAGTACATTGGCGAATGCTTGTTTAAAATTGCAACCCACTTGGCACGTAAGCCAAATTTTGCAAACTACACATTCAAAGAAGATATGGTATCTGATGGTATTGAAAACTGTCTACTGTACATTGATAATTTTGATCCTGAGAAGTCTAAGAATCCATTTGCATATTTTACCCAAATCATCTACTATGCATTCTTGCGAAGAATTCAAAAAGAGAAAAAACATTTGTACATCAAGTATAAGAGCATGGACAATTTAATCATTACTTCTCTCATTGAAAACAATGGCGAAGAATATGTTTCTTCAAGTCTAAACGGCGTGATGCATGATTCATACAGCGAAGAATTCATTAGCGACTTTATCAAAGCATTCGAAGTGAATAAAGAGAAAAAGATTGCCAGTGCAAAGCCTAGAAAGAAAAAGACAGAAACTGTATTTGATGAATTTCTGGAGAACGATAATGCAGACACCAATACCAGCCCAACTTGAGAATTGGCTAAAGATTGTAGACAATAAAAGGTCACCGCAAGATTTAAGAGATGCCGCTATCTTGCATTTGACTGCAATTCGTGCTATAATTGACAAGTCTTTAGGTACAACAATGAAGAAGCAAGGGCAACGAAAGTATGAGAATATGTCTATTAGGTGATACGCACTTTGGTGTTAGAAATGACTCCAAAGCGTTTCATGCTTACTATGAAAAATTTTATGATGAAACATTCTTTCCACAATTGGCAGAGCGTGGCGTAAGAACAATTATTCAACTTGGCGATTTATTTGACAGACGAAAGTATATTAACTTCCATTCATTGATGGAAAGTCGCAGATACTTCTTTGACAGATGCGTTGAAGAAGGCATTACCCTTCACGCATTGATTGGCAATCACGATATCTTTTGGAAAGAAAGTCTGGAAGTTAATTCTCCAGACTTGTTGCTAAGAGATTATCACAACATTGTACTATGGCAGAAGCCTGGTACACTTGAAGTTGATGGAATCAAAATCGATATGATACCATGGATTTGCAAAAGCAATGAAGAAGAAATTTATGAGTTTGTAAAGAACACATCTTCTCCATTGTGTATGGGACACTTTGAACTTGCTGGCTTCCCATTGTTCCGTGGTGTAGATAGCCATGAAGGACTTGACTATAAGTTTCTAAACAACTATAATCATGTATACAGCGGACACTATCATACGCCATCACAGCACGACAACATCACGTATGTTGGTGCACCTTATGAATTGTTTTGGAATGATTACAAAGACAAAAAGCATTTTGGTATATTAGACACAGAGACAATGAAGACAACGTTCGTAGAGAATCCTCATCGAATGTTCTATAAGATAAATTATGATGACAATGAATTAAAGATTGAAGACTTGAAAGACATAGACTTTTCTAAGTATGCAAATGCTTATGTGAAAGTTGTTGTTTTGAATAAACAGGATCCTTATCTATTTGAAAAGTTGATAGATGAGATTTATAAATTTGGTCCTGTAGACGTTACGATTGTTGAAGACTTTACTGCATCGAATGAAGAAACTGATAGTGATATTATTGACCAAGCGCAAGACACCATGACAATTCTTTCTTCATTCATTGATACACAAAGCCTAAATATTTCAGACACTAATAAACTTAAAACATTGATGCGTGAACTTTACGTTGAGGCACTATCCAAAGAAAATATAGAATGATTATTTTTCGTAATTTGAGATGGAAGAACTTTCTATCAACTGGTAACTTCTTTACTGAACTGAACTTAGATGGCAACAATACTACATTGATTGTTGGCGCCAATGGTTCAGGTAAATCTACTATGCTTGATGCATTGTGCTTTGTGCTGTTTGGAAAACCATTTCGTAATATCAACAAAGGACAGCTTGTCAATACAATCAATCAAAAAGATTGTACTGTCGAAATCGAATTTGACACAGGCAACAAGTCATACAAAATTGTTCGTGGTATCAAACCAAACGTGTTTGAGATTTACTGCAATGGTCATCTAGTCAATCAAGATGCCGCAGTCAAAGACTATCAAGAACATCTAGAGAAATTCATTCTCAAACTCAATTACAAATCATTCACTCAAATTGTTTTGTTGGGGTCAGCATCGTTTACTCCATTCATGCAGTTATCTGCAAGCGATAGACGTTCTATCATCGAAGACTTGTTAGACATTCAAATCTTCTCACGCATGAATAGCGTTCTCAAAGATAAGTTTCTTTTGCTGAAAGAAAAACATTCGCAGTCAAAGTATGCAGTAGACTTGAAGAGTGAAAAGATTCAATATCAGATTCAGTTTATTGATTCGTTGAACAAGAACAATGCTACTCAGATTTTATCTAAGCAACAAGACATTGCTAACACACAATCATTGATTGTTGAGAGTGAAACTAGATGCACGGCACTACAAACAACTTTGTCAGAAATCTGTACACAAATATCAGACAAATCTAAAGTGGATGCAAAGCTATCTAAATTCACTACGCTAGAACAAAGTTTGAGAAAGACACACAAAAAGATTAATACGGATATTGATTTTTATCATAACAACGATGATTGCCCTACATGTAAGCAAGCAATCGGCAATGAATATAAACTGCACATCGTAGAAGAGAGAAACAAAAAAATATCTGAAGTTGAAGATGCGTTGAAAAAAGTTAGAGATGAACTTGGTTCTGTTAATGGTAGACTTGTTGAAATTGAAACAATTGCTGAACAGATTCAAACATTGAATTCTCAGTTGACATTTGAACAGAGTGAGGTCAGAGTAAATCAAAGACATATCGACAATATCAATAAAGAGATTTTGCGATTGAATTCTGTTAAGGATGATGTTAATGCAGAACAAGAAAAACTTGCAACGTTGACTACAGAACTAGCCGAACTAGAATCTGAAATTAAAGTTATTGCTGAAGAGCGTTTGTATTATGAAATTGCAACAAACTTACTGAAAGACACAGGCATCAAAACGAAAATTATTCGTCAATACATACCAGTGATTAACAAGTTAGTTAACAAGTATCTTGCTTCATTGGACTTCTTTGTGAACTTCAATTTGGATGAATCATTCAAAGAGACAATCAAGTCTCGCCATCGTGATGACTTTACGTATGCATCATTCAGCGAAGGTGAGAAACAACGCATCGATATGGCATTGATGTTAACATGGCGTGCTGTTGCTAAGTTGAAGAACAGCGCCAGCACAAACATATTGATACTTGATGAAATCTTTGATTCATCATTAGATACAAATGGTACAGAAGATTTGATGAAGATTCTAAACATGCTTGAAGGTTCTAATCTGTTTGTCATATCACACAAAGGTGATATTCTACAAGACAAGTTTGCCAACGTGATTAGATTTGAAAAAGTAAATAATTTTTCGAGGATTGCAAAATGAAAATATTGAGTGAATATTATGGCACAGATATAGACAGAGAAGCACATGTCTACTTAGATGAAAAATTCTATAAAGTTAGAGTGCGAAATGAATCAGGGTCTTGGTTTGTTGCATTTTTTAACGGGTTAGAAGAAGCAGAAAATTATGCAGAAAATTATGTATTAGGAGAAACACATGAACCTTGAATTTGTTCCAGAAACATCACCCGTTCTTTTGCAAGAATGCAAAGAGTTTGATTTTGAAAACCCACCATTCGATCCAAAAGAATTTGCACAAGCATTACACGATAAGATGATTAAGAGTGATGGGCTTGGACTATCAGCAAATCAGGTCGGGAAACCATATCGTGTCTTTGTCATGAGAACTGGCAACGAACCATATGCAGTATTCAATCCAAAAATTGTTGATACTTCAGACAGAGAACTTGTGATGAAAGAAGGATGCTTGAGTTTTCCTTTACTGTATCTAAACGTTAAACGTCCAGACTCAGTACGCATTCGTTTTCAAGATGAAACTGGCGAAATGAGAACTGAACAGTTCATTGGCATGACAGCAAGAATTGCACAGCATGAGTTTGACCATATGCTTGGAAAAGTGTATACTCAAAAGGCTTCAGCATTTGAATCACAACGTGCTATGCGTAAGAGAATGATTTTAAAACGTAAGGTAAAAAAATGAAACCTTGGCAACATGGATATGACATAGACTATCTAAAGGGGCTTGAAGCGCAGTATGCAGACTACAATGCATATACGTTATCTCCTTTTGCAAAGTATAAGAAGAATAACATTGCAGAGTCTTTGAAAAAAGGAACTCTTGTTTTGCTTGGTGACGCAATGATTGACGTAACAGTAAACAAAGTTGCATCAGACATTACAATGCATGGTGACACAGTTATTGCAACAAAAGTAAAGGGTGATGTTTCGATTGGAAAACTTTCGGGCAACATCAATACTATCAAACAACAAATTTCTGTATTGTCAGGAAGCAATTTTTGGTTAACCGTATGGGCAGAAAATAAAGCACATTGTGCATTGGCTGAAGAGTTAGGTTTCTGTTACGTTGGCCCGAAGATTACAACATACGGAGAAGTATATGCAATTTATTTTAAGAGTAACAGTCCTATTCCACGTTCGTTTCCTAAAGTAGAATCAACAGAATATCTAAGCATCAAGAATGTTGGTACAATCACATCAGAGTTTATTGAATCTGTTTCTGCTAAGTTAACAACATTACCTGCATTCACAAATCATTACAGTAACTACAACAAAGACAAAGCATGGTCTGCATTGTCACTACGTGGTTATCGTCCAGAACCAGAATTCATTACAAAACCTTCAGAGATGAGTGATGACTGGAAAGAAAAAAACAAAGATGTAAAATTTGAATTGCAAGACACACCACTTTACGATATGTTTCCTGAAGTGCGTGAGTTGCTAAGTAAATACAAAGAAGTGCATCGTGTTCGTTTCATGCAATTGAAACCTGGCGGTGGAGAACTCGAACGGCACACAGACCAAGTTGATAAAGACTCTGGTGGCTCTAAAGGCAAACTTGCAAGACTGCATATTCCAATCATTACCAATCCAAACATGATTTTTACTGTATGGGATACAAAAGGTAATGCACAAAAAGTTCATATGGAAGTTGGGCACTTGTGGTTCTTAGATACCCGTAAGCCGCATCAAGCAGTCAACAATGGAACAGAGAATAGAATTCATTTAGTCATAGACGTAATTTCTGAAGGAGAACTGTATGAGTCGCTTGTATCCGTCAGAAATTTCTGATATAATAGAAGGATGGAAAGACCCAAACCCTGCACCGATAGTTGAAATGCACCATGGCTTTCATGTTGTGCGTGATGACTTATTAGAGTATGGAAGTAAGAGTCGATTCATCGACCATCTGGTAAAGACTACCGAATGTGATGAATGGGTCTTTGGCGGCGCAAACAAAGTTGGTTGGGGTCCTATATCATTAACGTATGTGTGTAATCTCTATGGAAAAAAAGCAACGTTCTTTATGGCTAAACGCAAAGAACCTACATGGCATCAACAAAGAGTGCTTGACCTTGGAGGCACGATTCATTGGGTTGACAATGGTATGCTTACTGTGACAAAAGCAAAAGCAAGACGTTATCAAGAAGAAGATACAAAGCGCAGACAATGCTTGCCTTTAGGATTAGAACATCCATCTGTGCTTGCATCAATTGTTAAAGTTGCTAGAGATTTAAATATCAAGCCAACAGAGATTTGGACTGTTGCATCAAGCGGAACATTGAATCGTGGATTGCAAATGGCATTTCCTGATGTGCCTGCATATGCAGTAGAGATTGGACACAAGATGAGTGACTATGAGAAGGGTCGTGCTATTACTATGCGTTCACCTTACAAGTATGACCAAGTGGTTGAAGAGAGTCAAGCACCTCCATATCCATCTGAAAAATACTACGATGCTAAACTTTGGCAGTTTGTAGTGAGTAGCGGGAAACCAGGCGCACTAATCTGGAATGTAGCGTAATGAATAATTTTATTTTAGAACACTATATTGAAGACCTGTCGATATGCGATGATTTAATTAATTTTCATAAAAAATCTTCCGATAAAAATCCAGGTCTAATTCTTGGTTCTGATTTAATTCCTAAAATCTCAAAGGTTAAAATTTCAACTGATGTTAAGTTAATTCAAAATGACTTGGGTCAAAAATATGTAACAGCATTGCAAAAGGTTGTTGATGTGTATATGCACAAATATCCATTTAGTGCCAACATGGGCCGATGGTCTATTCGTGAAAATATAGCAATTCAACACTATAATCCAACTGAAGGATATTTAGCATATCATTGCGAACGTAGTAATAGTGGTTTTCCAGGAACGTATAGGCATCTTGTGTTTATGACATATCTTAATGATGTTGACGATGAAGGAGAGACAGAATTTTTTCATCAAAATATTAAAGTGAAAGCTAAAAAAGGAAAAACTTTAATATGGCCAGCAGATTGGACCCATACTCATAGGGGTATAACATCTCTTACGCAAGAAAAATATGTTATAACTGGTTGGTTTAGTTACTATTAAAAATGGAGATTACCATGAGTGCAGAAGAAGATAAATTCAAACATTCTAAGAGATTACTTGAAGACGAAAATGCAATACGAAAGCAATTACGAATTGCTAAAGCATACAATATACCAGTTGAATCTCCTCATCAATTGGCCAAACATCATGTATTAGATTGTGGAAATCCAAATTGTGTGATGTGTGCAAATCCTAGAAAAGTGTGGAAAGAAAAAACGATTCAAGAAAAACGTTTTGACCAAAAACAACTTAGAGAAGAATGAATAAAATGAAATGTGAATATAAAATAATTGATAATGTTTTGCCTGAAGAATTGTATGTATCAACTAAGAATAATTTTTTAGAACAAGCTATGTTTCCTTGGTTCTACAATAATTTTAAAGTATCGGAATCGTTCAATTTAAACGATTATCAATTTACTCATTTATTTTATAGAGACTATGCTGTAAGAAGCGAACTATTTCAAATTGTTGAGCCTATTGTAAGATATTTAAATCCTGAGGCACTTATACGCATTAAAGCAAACTTAAATACTAGAACTGATGTGCGACATGTGTTTGACTATCATGTCGATTTTAACAGTAAATCTAATGGAAGAAAAACTGCAATATATTATGTGAACACCAACAATGGTGTGACAATTTTTGAAGATGGTACTGAAATTGAATCTATTGGAAATCGACTTGTTATTTTTGACCAAAACACTCTCCATACTGGAACAACATGTACTGACCAAAAGGTTAGATGCTTGATTAATTTTAATTATATAGAACGTTGTGATGATTAAAGACAAATATCTTGGCGCATACATGAAGACTGCAAGAGTCTTTGCCGAATTGAGTACTGCTAGACGCAAACAAGTTGGTGCTGTTGTTGTTAAAGATGACAGAATCATCTCTATTGGCTACAATGGTATGCCAAGCGGATGGGATAATAATTGTGAATATATTGCCGATGTTCATCTTAGTGATCCTAGATATGACTACAATCATTTCAGTAAAGAACTTAAAACTCGACCAGAGGTTCTCCATGCCGAGTCTAATGCAATTGCAAAACTTGCAAAGTCTACCGAAAGTGGTGATGGTGCAAGTATGTTTATCACTTGCGCTCCATGCATAGACTGTGCTAAAATGATATTTCAAACAGGTATTAAAGAAGTCTTCTATGCCGAAGACTATCGTGATGATGCAGGTATCAGTTTCCTAAATAAATGTGGAATAACAGTAAAACAAATAACATGACAAAACATTTTTATGAACGTAATGATTGGTTATTGAACCATGAAACAAACAAGACATTTGAAGAAGTGCAATGGATGAGTGAAGACGAATTTCGTCAATGGTTCATCGATTTGCGTAAAGCAGTCGTACACTCATGGGACACTATGGGTCAACCACCAAGAGTTGGTTGGGATGAAGGTGCAATCAAAAAACAATTCAAAGAGATGTATGGATTCTCTGTGCATGAGTTTGAACATGTTGATGAATTGACTGGTGAGAAAGATGTAATCAGAAACACTAGTGTAGTTGGCAATGCCGCTAATCAATGGTTCCCAACTATGATGAAGACACGCATTAACTATACAAAGAATGACGATGGGCTTTCAATCTATGACCACTTTCTAAAAGATGAATTGCTTGAGAAGACATTGAAGTATTCTAAGCGACACTTCAAGCGTGATTCATTCTATGCATATTCAAATACAGTTAAAGTCAATGAGATTATCAACGTTGGTTCTTATAATGTAAAGTTTAAGAATGGCAATGATTTTGTTCGTTGGTTTGAAGAAAACAACATTCGTCAATATGGTTATGACTATTGGGTAGAGAGTCGTGATGATGACGAAGAGTATAGCGGCTACAATGAAAAACTTAAAGATGCAAAGTATCTTGAAGTAACGCAAGATATCTTAGAGACACTTCCATCTAAATCTACAATGAACATTAAGTCGCATGACCAAAAGAAGTATCGTCTGCGTATGTACAAGTATGGACAAAAGATTTTTCCTGTCGGCTTGAAAGCATTCCGTGTATCGTGGTGCCAATATGCTGTTAACTTTCCACCATTGACTGCGAAACTTCTCTATGAAAAATTTACTAGACACGTTAAGAACCAAGATAGAATTGTTGTTTACGATCCCTCTTCTGGTTGGGGTGGGCGTATTTTGGGTGCTATGGCTTCTCGCACTTCTCTTCCTTTACACTATGTGGGTACTGATCCTAATACCGACCACAGTATTGTTGGCGATAGCGGCAGTCCTAGTACTAAATATGCCGACTTGGCTGAGTTCTATAACTCCGCAAAGAACGAAGGAGTTTTGTTTGAACAGTCCAACACTTACGAAGTTTTTCAACTTGGTTCTGAAGTTGTCCGAGATGATAGTTCGTTCCAAAAGTACAAGGGCGAATTAGATATGGTGTTCACTAGCCCTCCTTACTTTGCTAAGGAAGCGTATAGTGAAGACCCAACGCAATCATATAAAAAGTTTACTGGCTATGATGCATGGCGTGAAGGCTTCTTGCGTCCAACGCTAGAGACTGCTGTTGAGTATTTGCGTAATGACAGATACTTACTGTGGAATATTGCTGATGCTAAGTTTGGTGCTGACATGTTACCACTTGAAAAAGATAGCAAAGACATTTTGGAATCACTCGGTATGCAATTCAAAGGTGTCGTTAAGATGGCACTAGCACAAATGCCAGGCGGCAATCGTATCGACCCTGACACTGGCTTGCCAAAAGCAAAGAATTTTTGCAAGGTGAACGGGATGTGGTTGAAGTATGAACCGATTTTTGTTTTTTACAAGCCGTAACCTGTTGATTTTAAAAGGTTTTTTACTGTCTTTTTAAGAAAAAGCCCTTTATTTCACACAAATGTGTTGTTTTAGTGCAACACTACATCAAATAATCGTTGACATTCGTTCCTACTGTGCTATACTCTATATATAGATTGAGATTACAGAGGAACTTATGTCATACGTTGAACATCCTGCCGCATATGAAGCCGCTATCAAGCGCAACATCATAAACAATGCCACCAAAACGTTTTACAAAACGTATCCTGATGCTGGCGATATCGTTCAATTCCTTGTTAACAATTCTGAGAGAAATTCTTTCTACTCAAACCTTCTTGGTGCGTTGAACAGTTATGGCAAGTTGACAGAAAAACAAGTCCTTGCTGTACGTAAGTCTATCACCACCCAAGCCGAACGCAAAGCACAATGGATTGCACAAGCCGCAGAGAAAAACGCAACCCGTACATTCGTTGGCACCGAAAAGAGAAAGATTACTGTTACTCTAACAGTTAAAAAAGCAATTGTCGTTGACCGTCCCAAATTTTACTGGGCTGATTCTGGCACCAGTCTTCTCCGTATATGTGAAGATGCCGATGGCAACGTAATTGTATTCAGCGGCAATGCAGATTTTCCTGCTGAAGGTGAAACTGCAACAATTACCGCTACTGTAAAAATGCACCGCTACTATAAACAAAACGATATTGAAGTGCCACAGACAGTTATCATCCGTCCCAAGACTGTTGCCATTGTACAACAGCCCGTTGCAGAAACCGCTTGACATTTTAATCCACTTGAGTTAAGATACATACATGCTTAATACACAAATTTCAAAATCCACTTTAGCAAAGTTACTTGCTACAGAGAATATTTCGGTAGAGTATCGCAAGGTGCAAACTGCATCATTCGATATCGTGAATCGCCGTCTTACTCTTCCTATTATGAATGACACCACACCTGAAATGACAGACCTCTTGGTCGGGCATGAAGTGGGTCACGCATTAGACACACCACAATCATACGTTGAGTCTGCTAAGGCTGGCGGTTCTGCATTCTCTACATTCTTGAATGTGATTGAAGATGCACGTATCGAACGTAGAATGAAAGACAGATATCCAGGTTTGCGTAAACCAATGGCTATTGCTTATCGTCAATTTACTGAACGTGATTTCTTTGGCATCAAAGGTCAAGATGTAAATGAATTTATGTTGATTGACAGAATTAATTTGCATTTTAAACTTGGTGCTATTGCAGGCATCAAATTCAATGCTGAAGAAATGTTGTACGTCAACGAAGTTGAAAAGGCAGATTCGTTTGAGCAAGTGAAAGATATCACCGAACGTTTATATGCGTTTTGCAAAGCAGAGTTAGACCAAAAACGCCAAGAGGCTAAAGAAGAATTCGAAAAACGCAAAGAGAATGGCGAATTCGATGATGAAGATTTTGGTGATGATATTTTCGGTGGTGATGATACTGAAGACTATGAAGACAAAAATCCGAATGATTATGATTCTGGATCCGATGACGGTGATGATGATTTTGAATCGGAAGACAACTTTGACAATGGATATTCTAATACGCCAACATTCGAACAGGCAATGCCTAACGAATTAAAGGTGTATGGTGATGAAGTTAAATCTGTAACGGATGAAAAATTTCAACAAGCATTAAAAGGTCTTGCAGAAACAAAAGAAATTAATGTTGGTAAGATTGTCAGCCAAAAGAAAATCGATTTAAAGAATTATGTTATTCCATTCAAAGATTTAAAATTCTTTGATGAGTCATTCTTTGATAATGAAGAGTTGGAAGCGCATGAGCGTTATGATGCTAGTCTGTTGATGAAATTCGAAGCCAAGAATAAGAATCCAATTGCTTATCTTGTAAAAGAATTCGAAATGAAAAAGAAAGCGGCTGAGTTGCGCCGTGTGACAGTCTCTGATACTGGTACACTTGACACCAACAAGTTGCACACTTACAAATTCAATGACGATATCTTCCGTAAGATTGGTGCAGTCGCACAAGGTAAGAATCACGGCATTGTGATGTTCATTGACTGGTCTGGTTCTATGGTAGACAACATGTCTGGCACAATCGAACAGTTGATTACAATGGCAACATTCTGTCGCAAAGTGAATATTCCGTTTGATGTTTATGCATTCAGTACTGAGTATCGAAAGAATTTGATAGACAGACCAAATCAATCTATTGATATGGAACCGAATCAATTAGACATTGACTATTTTTCTTTGATGAACATTTTGTCTAGCAGTATGAAAAACCAAACGTATCGCAAATTTGCAAATGATTTGTTGAACGTTGCCGATGCATACAAGCCTTATACAAGTTATCGTAGAAATTACAAATCAAGTTATATCAAAGAAGGTATGGGTCTTGGTGGTACTCCATTGAATGCAACAATTCAAGTCGCATCTAATGTTGTGAATGATTTTCGTAAACGTACTCGGTCTGAAATCGTGAATGTTATCTTTTTAACTGATGGCGAAGACAGTAGCACAATGTGGACTTCATCTGGCGATAGTCGTTCAACCCGTATCGGACCTTCTGACTATCGTTCAGTATCTTACATTGAAGACAAAGATTCCGCAAAGAATTATCGTGTAAGTGACAAAGGTGTAACACCAACTCTGTTGCAAATTCTGAAGGATCGTACTGGTTGCAATTTGATTGGATTCTACATTCTGCCAAAAAGCAGACGTTACTTCCAAAATGCAATGTCACGTTTCAACATGATAATGACAGACGATGGATACAAACAATTCCGTAATGAAAAGTTTTTCTCTGTCAATGGATATGGCTACTCAGAATATTTTCTGATCCCTGGTGGTGAAGATTTGTCTACCGATGATGATTCGCTATCAGACATTCTTGGTGAAGCCAAAGATATTTCCGCACGTAAGTTGAAAGGTGCATTTATGAAAATGAATCAAAACCGTTTGACTAATCGTGTTCTTCTCTCTAAGGTAATCAAGGAAATTGCTTGATGTTGCGTAAAAACAACAATTCAAATAACCCTTGACCTACCATAAATACTCTGTTATACTACTAGTATTGAAATTGATTTTTAACTGAAAGGCAAATTATATTATGATTACGCAAAGTGAAAAAGTTGCATTCGTTACCGAAGCCGCAAAACGTTTTGGTGCCGTTGTGACCCGCCAACAATTGGTGACACTTTCTGAAGAGACTGGCGGCAAACGTCAGTTCTGGCTTGAAGCCGACCAGTACCGAGTTGGTCGTGGCAAGTATCAATTGCCCCTCCAAGAATTTAACGTTAACATGGCTGGACTTGCACTAGTCAAATCCAATCCAGTTCCTTCTATGCCAATCTCCGAACCCATCATGGCTCCTGTTGCAAAAGCAATTGCAAAAATATCTTCCGTTGCACGTATGCAAGAAGGCGCAATTATTCCTAAAGTGAATTCATTGTATGTTCCTTTTGGATTCTTTGACAACATGAAACGTATTGTTGCATCAAAGAAATTTTATCCAGTATTTGTTTCTGGTCTCTCTGGCAACGGCAAGACTTTCATGGTCGAACAAGCCTGTGCCCAATTGAAAGTTGAATGTCTCCGTGTGAATATTTCACCTGAGACTGATGAAGATGATTTGATTGGTGGCTTCCGTTTGATTGACGGAGAGACAAAATGGTTTGATGGTCCAGTTGTTCAAGCAATGAAGTCTGGTGCCGTTTTGATTCTTGATGAAATTGACCGTGGTTCAAATAAACTAATGTGCTTGCAAGGTGTACTTGAAGGCAAAGGTTTGTTCGTTAAGAAGACTGGTGAATTTGTTGAACCAGTTACAGGTTTCAACGTTATCGCTACCGCCAATACTAAAGGTAAAGGTGATGAGACTGGTCGTTACATGGCCGCTACAATTCTTGATGATGCGTTCCTTGAGCGTTTCCCAATTACTGTAGAACAGGAATATCCTGACACTAAAGTTGAAACAAAGATTTTGACTAAGTTGTTTACCAGCCTCGGTATTGATGACAAAGCATTTGCAGAAAATCTTGTGAAATGGGCTGATATCATTCGTAAAACTTTCGAAGAGGGTGCTATTGATGAATTGATTTCCACTCGCCGTTTGTCTCACATTGCCGAAGCCTACACTATCTTCAACGATAAGATGGAAGCAATCAAGTATTGTATCAACCGCTTTGATGCAGAGACTAAAACTTCATTCCTTGATTTGTATACCAAGATTGATGCTGGCATTGATCCTACTGCGGAAGTGACACCTGCGCCAGCAGTTGATGACGTACCGTTCTAAATCTCCTGGCAGTAATGCCTTAGAGGCTACTTGACGTAGCCTCTTTTTTTATATATAATAGTGAGATAATTTTATTAAACATGGAGAGATTATGCAATTTGAACTTGATATTCAAAAACTAAGAACCAAGAAACTTTTTATCGCAACACCAATGTATGGCGGACAATGCCATGGTGCTTACACTAAAGCAATTACAGACCTTATGATTCTCTGTACCAAATATGGTATTGAGGCTAAACTGTTTTTCATCTTCAACGAATCACTAGTGCAACGTGCTAGAAATTATTTGACAGATGAGTTTGTTCGTAGTGGTTATGACCATATGATTTTTATCGATAGCGATATTCACTTTGAGCCACAAGACGTTTTGGTGATGATGCACTTTGCGGCAAGCCGTGATGACATGGATGTTGTTTGTGGTCCATATCCAAAGAAAGCAATTTCTTGGGAGAAGATTAAAGTCGCAGTTGACAAAGGTTATGCTGACAAGAATCCAAATCAATTGGAAGAGTTTGTTGGTGACTTTGTTTTCAATCCAGCAGATGGTGTAACTCAATTCCGAATTGACGAACCAATTGAAGTGAAAGAAAGCGGTACAGGCTTTATGTTGATTACCCGTGAAGCACTTCACAAATACGACAAAGCATTTCCAAGTCAAAGCTACAAACCAGACCATGTGCGTACTGCAAACTTTGATGGTAGCAGAGAAATCATGGCTTACTTTGATTGCGTTATTTGTCCAGATACAAAACGTTATCTCTCAGAAGATTACATGTTCTGTCAATGGATGCGTAAAGCTGGTGGTAAAGTATGGTTACTTCCATGGTTACGTTTGAAACACGCTGGTAGTTATATCTTTGGTGGTTCGCTACAAGCACTTGCGGCTATCAATGTGTCACCTACTGCTGGTGATGATGTTATGAAACGAAATGTATCTGCAAGTTTAAAATGATAGACTATCGATATAATGAAGATAAGACTTTGGAAGAACTGAAGTCTTATATTGACGGAACATACGGGCAACATTACTCCCGTGATAAATTTCAAGCAACAGAATTCATCATCGATGGAGGACACGGTGAAGGATTCTGTATTGGAAACGTGCTGAAATATGCACAAAGGTATGGCAAGAAGGATGGACGGAATCGTAAAGACTTGCTAAAAATTTTACACTATGCTATAATCATGCTACACGTACATGACTTGAATGAAGGAAAACAAAATGAAATTAAGTGAATCAACAATTAACGTTCTGAAAAACTTTGCAACCATTAATGCTGGTATGCAATTTAAAGAAGGCTCTGTGGTACGAACTATCTCCAAAGGACAGAACGTACTTGGCAAAGCTACAGTAACAGAAACATTCGAGAAAGATTTTGTCATCTATGACTTGAATCGTTTCTTGTCTCTCTGTGGTTCTTTATCAGACCCTGAGATTGCTGTCAATACAGATAACAACAACATCACAATCAAATCTGGAACATCCAAAACAACTTATGGGCTTGCAGATGAGTCTATGATTGTTGCACCACCTGCAAAAGAAATTAAGATTGAAAATGCCGAAGTGAATTTCCGATTGACAAAAGACGATATGAATCAAGTATTGAAGTTGTCTGGCATCTTAGGTCTTCCAAACATTGCTGTTGTTGGTGATGGTAGTGAAATCTCTATTTCTGCACTTGATGTTAAGAATGCAGATTCAGATAATTTTTCAATCAAAGTTGGCGAGACTAGTGCAAACTTCAAATTGATTTTCAATACAGAAAATCTTAAGATGGTTGCTGGTACATATGATGTATCTATTTCGTCTAAAGGCATTTCGCATTTCAAACATGCGACAGACCAAATTGAATATTGGATTGCTACTGAAGCTGGCTCTAAGTACGAAGGTTAATATTATGAGTAACGTGATTGTTCCGTCTTCTCCAGAGGACCGTAAAAAGATTCTGGATGCACTTGTCGAAATTTCAAACTCACTCACTCGCATTGAAGCGGAACGTGATTTGATTAAAGACATTCTCACTACAGTAGAAGATAAATTTGAGTTGCCTAAAAAGTATACTCGCAAACTTGCAAAGATTTATCACAAACAAAACTTCACCGAGGTACAACAAGAGCAAGACGATGTTGAAACCCTTTATGAGAGTGTGGCTAAGTAACACTCAGTTTGCATTCTAACGTGCAATGTGTTAGAATATATTTTTATGTTATGATAAGGTGAATACATGCTACAAGATTTCTTGTGGGTCGAAAAGTATCGACCAAAAACTGTTGAAGACACAATTCTTCCGGCAGACTTAAAGGCTACGTTTCAACAATTCGTTGAGCAAAAGAACGTTCCCAATCTAATTCTTACAGGCGGTCCTGGCGTTGGTAAAACTACTATCGCCAAGGCTATGCTTGAAGAACTTGGATGTACTTATATTGTTATTAACGGTTCGATGAATGGTAATATTGATACCCTACGCAATGAGATTAAAAACTTTGCATCGACCGTTTCTTTTTCTGGCGGAAGAAAATATGTCATACTTGACGAGGCTGATTACCTTAATCCTCAATCTACTCAACCCGCACTCAGGAACTTCATGGAAGAGTTTTCTGCTAATTGTGGTTTTATCCTTACTTGCAACTTTCTCAATCGTATCATCGCACCTCTTCACAGCCGATGCTCTGTTGTACAGTTTAAGATAAACGCATCAGACAAGCCAAAACTTGCTGGTCGTTTTATGAAACGTATGACTGGCATTCTACAAAAAGAAAACGTAGAGTTTGAAGAGAAGGTTGTTGCTGAACTTATTATGAAACACTTTCCTGATTGGAGGCGTGTTCTTAATGAACTGCAACGCTACTCCGCTACAGGTAAGATTGATACAGGTATTCTCGCAAATATCTCAAGTGACAATTTCAAGTCATTAGTCGAAAGACTGAAAGCAAAAGACTTCACAGGTATGCGTAAGTGGGTTGCAGAGAATCTAGACAATGAACCATCAGTACTATTCAAACGAATCTTTGATAACAGCAATGAATGTTTGAAGCCCGATTCTGTTCCACGTATGGTTTTATTGCTTGCTGACTATCAATACAAGTCTGCATTTGTCGTTGACCAAGAAATTAACTTTGTTGCTTTCTTAACTGAAGTGATGGTTGACTGTGAATTCAAGTGATTACACATTTGACTTTTCCGATTCTGATTGGCAGACAATTGCAAAAAATGTTTCGGTAGCAACAAATAAAATTTTCCAATATGATTTCAGAACAAAATTAAAATCTGAAATTGTATCTAGTTTATTTGTTTCTGAATCAGAGAAACATTTTCTCAGCAATGGTATTAAAGTCCGAAAAGATTCACACGACCATCAGCCAGATTTATATTTTTATGATAACGACCATTCAGTTGAAATTAAAGTGACTAAGAATCAAAAGTCTATTAAGTGGATGGGTGGTAAGTATTCCAAACGTCCTGCACAATACGTTCTTGTTGTATGGGAAGAATTGACTAGAACAATATATGGACAATCAGGAATATCTTTCTACATCAGCACTTGTAATTTAAAAGAAGATGATTGGAAATCAATAGACAATGGTAAAGAAAATTACTATGCAACCGTATTCACATTTGATGAATTAATTAAAAAATGTCCCAAAAATCTTGTTGGGACAGAACACGTTTTTGAAAATTTCTATTATGACACCATTTGATTATCTAAATGCTATCAACCAGTCAAAAGAAAACATGATGGTTGGTACTGACAATGATGAACTAGCCGAAAAAACGTACAATGCGTACATCGTTAATAAAGGACTATCTTACTTTTCCGACACCGTACTCTATGCAAATGAGATGAATAGCCGTCATCTTCTAGACAACAAACCTCAATTTCTCTATTTACTAAATACCATCAGGCCACGAAAACGCTTTAGCAAGTGGTTTAAGAATGAAGTAGTTGAAGACATTAATGTGATTTCTGAATATTTTGGCTATAGTTATGCTAAGGCTAAACAAGTGCAGAATCTTATAACGTCCGACCAACTCCAGATGATGAAACAAAAAATACAAAAAGGTGGCGTGAAGTCCAAGGAGAAAAAGAATGGCGGTGAACATTGAAGACTTACTTGAAGTAAGATTAAAACAAGAAGACGATTTCTTAAAAGTAAAAGAGACACTAACCCGTATTGGCGTTGCATCACGTAAAGATAAAACCCTATACCAGTCATGTCACATTTTACATAAAAAAGGTAAATATTATATTGTACATTTTAAAGAGTTATTTGCACTAGATGGCAAACCAACTGACTTTGAAGAGAACGATTTAGCGAGAAGAAACACAATTGCAAAGCTATTGGCCGAATGGGGATTAATTGAAATTGTTCCTAAAGCAACAAATGTTGAAGAACCTATAGCACCATTGTCTCAAATCAAAATCATATCTTATAAAGAAAAAAATGAATGGCTCTTGACTGCTAAATATAATATCGGAAATAAAAAGAGGGAAGAAAATTAAATGGAAGAATTAGTACAATCACTAAAAGTGTCTTTGGCGAATCATTATGCATTTTATTTGAAGGCACATTACTACCATTGGAACATAACTGGTCCTAACTTTCCTCAGTATCACGAATTCTTAGAAAACATTTATACTGAAGTGTATGGTGTTGTGGATAAAATTGCAGAAGAGATTCGAACATTGGATTCATATGCACCAGGAAGTTTTAATCGTTTTATTCAGCTATCACAAATTCAAGGTGACGAAACTGTGCCGCCAGCAGAAGTGATGATGCAGAGACTGTTGGATGATATTCAAATTATGAATACTAGCAACATGAGAGTTTATCATTTGGCAGAACAAGAGATGTGCCATAACATAAGCAACTTCATGGCAGACAGACAAGATGCATTTAACAAACATGCATGGATGATTAGGTCAACCATTAAGGCTTGACAAACGTTGTATATTATGAGATAATGTTATCTCAAAACAAATTAGGAGATTCTATGAAATCCATGAAAGTATTGACAGCAGTAGCACTAACTACTCTCTCCCTAGTTGCCGTTGCGGCAGACAAACCAGCAGAAACAAAACCTGCTGACAAACTTGCAACAACAGCACCAGCACCTGCCGCTAAAGCAGACTCTAAAGAGAAACCACATCCTAAAGTGATTACTCCAAAAGAGAAAGCCGCAAAAGCAGAGGCTAAAAAAGCAGAAGCTAATAAAGCGGAAGCTAAACCAGAAGCTAAGAAATAATTCTTAGTTCAATTTTTTATCATTATTTGATGAGGTATATAAAATGGCATTTGTAAATTCTAGCAAAACACAGACAGAACTCTTGGTATCATACTTGCGTGGTACAGGTCGTGGAATCTCCGCACCGCAAGCAAGGTCTTTGTTTGGCGTTAAAAACCTTCGTGCCCGTATGAGCGACTTGCGCCAGTTTGGCTACAAGGTTCGTACAGCAACAAACACAGAAGGTAACACAACATATTTTGTTTCACGCAGAATGGTTGGACAGGCGTAAGCCTTATAAATAAACGTATCTCAGGGATGGGAACGTAAATGGCTCTTCTACCTTAGGAGCGTCTAAGGCTGGTACAACGTTATGGTACCCCTGTATTCAGTAAGCAGGATTAATGATACGCCTTCGGGGTATTAAATTTTTTAACTCGCTTAATAGGAGAAACTATGTTACAAAACATCAATAGTGCTATCGATACTTTTCAAGGCACAAAAACGCAATTCGTCAAAACATTCGTTACGAATGAAGAACTTGCAAAACCCCTCAATACTTTCATTGAAGCGCAAACACTTTACGCAAAAGCTGTTGCAGTAGAAGTCAATAAGTTTTTTACAACTCTTGGGCTTTCTGCATACACTTTTGACGCTAAAAAAGCGTTTTCAAAAACTAAGTAAGAGGAGATACAATATGGGACACACACCAATTCCCGCTATCTTTGGCGGTGCAGGATTCAAAGACTTTGATAAATTCTTTGTTGGCTTCGATGACCAATTTAATCGACTAGCAAAAATACATGATGATGTGACTAAGAATATTCCTAACTACCCACCTTACAACATCCGCAAGACTGGTGACAATACCTATGTCATTGAAATTGCGGTTGCTGGTTTCGGTAGGCAAGAAATTGATATTACATTTGAAGACAACAAATTAATTGTTGCTGGTAACACAAAAGATGATGGAGACAATTTCTTGTTCAGAGGTATTGCTAATCGTGCATTCACTCGCACATTTGCACTTGATGACCAAATCGAAATTCAAGATGCCGCTTTGATTAATGGCATGTTGAAGATTGCTTTGGAACGAATCATTCCAGAACATAAGAAGCCTAAGAAGATTGAAGTTAAGGATGCTGAATCCAAAACTAAAAAATCCACTAAGCAATTTTTGACTGAGGATGACATGCTATGAAATCTGTAAAGAACTTCTTCATGGCATTACTTGAAGCAATTCAAGATGCAAAGATGCACAAAGCAAAACGTTTTAAATAACACCAATGGGGACGCAATGTCCCCATTTTTAATTATGGAGATATTATGCAAGGTGAACTTAGAATTTTAAAATTGAGTACTGGCGAGGAAATCGTTGGTAATATTACAGAACGTACAGGCATTGCAATTTCTATTGAGAATCCATGTTTACTTGGAATCGCAATGGGACCAAACGGCAAAGCAAATCTCCAAATGCAACCAATGCTTATTTTCTCAGAGCAGAAGAAGGTAGATATCAATCGTGCCAACATAATGTATGACGTAACAGTTGCGCCTGAGATTGAAAACAAGTATAATGAGATATACGGTTCAGGAATTGTCCTACCGAAAAAACAAGGCATCATTCTTTAATGAAATTTTATACGCATTTTTCTAAACTCGGAAACAATATTCTTGTTCGTGGATACAACAACGGCAAGAGATTCAGCGATAAGGTCGAATACAATCCAACGTTATATTTACAATCTAAAGATGGTGAGTATCGAACATTGGATGGCCAATCGCTTGCGGCAGTATCACAGGGAACAATGCGTGATGCTACTGAGTTTATGAAACGATATGAAGACGTTGACAACTTCAAAGTTTATGGCTCAACAAACTTTCCATACGTTTATATCAATGAAGCATATCCAGGTAAGGTAGATTATGATCCGTCACAAATTAAGATTGCAAATATTGACATTGAGGTTGGTTCTGAAAATGGCTTTCCCGAACCTGCATCTGCGTCTGAGCCAATTACTGCCATCACGTTTAAGATAGCCGGACACTTCTATGTGTTTGGCTGTGGTGACTATGATAACAATCGTGATGACGTAACATATCTCAAGTGCCGTGATGAGAATAATCTTATCATGCGCTTTCTCGACATGTGGGAAGAAACATCACCAGACATTGTGACTGGTTGGAACATTCAATTCTTTGATATTCCATATCTGAACAATCGTATCACAAAACTCATGGGCGACAATACTGCAAAGCGTCTATCACCATTTCGTAGAATCGGTGAACGTACAACTACGATTCACAACAAACAACAAGTAGCATTCGACTTGGTTGGTATTGCTATTCTTGATTATATTGAACTGTACAAGAAGTTTACATATTCACAGCAAGAGAGTTTCAGCCTCAATCACATTTCATATCTAGAACTTGGTGAGAAGAAACTTGATTACTCTGAAGTTGAAAGTCTGCATCAGTTGTATCGAACAAACTTTCAAAAGTTTATTGAGTATAACATCCATGACGTTGAACTTGTGGATCGTATTGATGCTAAGATGCAGTTGATTGACATGGCACTTGCACTTGCATATGATGCTAAAGTTAATTACACCGATGTGTTCACGCAAGTACGCATGTGGGATACTTTGATACACAATGAATTGATTGAACAAAACATCATTGTTCCACAGAATGTTCGTACACCAAAAGATGAACAGTATGCTGGCGCTTATGTAAAGGATCCTATCATCGGTATGCATGAATGGGTTGTGTCATTCGACTTGAACTCATTGTATCCACACTTGATTATGCAGTACAATGTTTCACCTGAAACAATTGTTGAAGGTCGCCACACAAGTATCTCTATTGATAATTTGCTGAACAACGAATATCAAGCACAGGGCGAATATTGCATGGCAGCCAATGGGCATTACTTCAAGCGTGATAAGCAAGGCTTCTTGCCTGCTATGATGCAACGCATGTATGATGACAGGTCATTATACAAAAAGAAAATGATTGAGGCTCAAAAGGCTTACGAAAAAGAAACTGATAAAGAACGTAAACGTGAAATAACAAATCAAATTTCAAAGTACAAGAATTTGCAACTTGCGAAGAAAGTACAATTGAACTCCGCTTATGGCGCACTTGGTAATCAATACTTTAGGTTCTTTGACATTCGACAAGCAGAGGCAATTACTCTGTCTGGTCAACTAGCCATTCGATGGATCGAAATGAAGTTGAATGGTTATCTAAACAAACTATTGAAAACTAAGGATATTGATTATGTTATTGCGTCAGATACAGACTCGGTGTACGTCAATCTTGGTCCGCTTGTTAATATGGTCTACGGATCGAAGAGTGAAACGCAAGTTGAGACAATTGTTGATTTTGTCAACAAAGCATGTATCGAAAAATTCGAACCATTCATCGACAAGTCTTACCAAGAACTAGCAGACTACATGAATGCATTCGACCAGAAGATGCAGATGAAACGTGAAGTGATTGCCAACAAAGGTATCTGGACTGCAAAGAAGCGTTACATTCTAAACGTGTATGACTCTGAGGGCGTTCGATTCGCAGAGCCAAAACTAAAGATGATGGGCATTGAAGCCGTCAAGTCTTCCACACCAATGTCTTGTCGTGATAAAATTAAAGAGTCTCTGAAGATTGTAATGAATGGTAATGAAACAGACTTTCAATCTTTCGTGGAAGCATTCAAACAAGAATTCAAAACTCTTCCGTTTGAAGACATTGCATTCCCACGTGGCGTTAGCGACTTATCTAAATACATGAGTAGTTCGGAACTATATTCAAAAGGCACACCTATGCATGTGCGTGGTGCGATAATGTTTAATTCGTTTCTGAAAAAGTATAAGCTGACTAAGAAGTATCAACTTATTCAAGATGGTGACAAGACTAAATTCTGTTACATGAAAGTTCCAAATCCCGTTCAAGAGAATGTATTTTCTATTCTGACAGTCTTACCAAAAGAGTTTGGCGTAGAAAAATATATCGACTACGATACGCAGTTTGATAAAGCATATCTTGAGCCATTAAAAACAATCGTAAACACAATCGGTTGGAGAACCGAACGTGCTTCCTCATTGGAGAGTTTTTTCGCATGACAACAAGAAAAATACCGCAAGAGTATCTTGCATTTAGACAAGAAGATGATTTTGGCTTTAGTGCAATTGATGAATCAGAAGTCAATAGAACAGTTGACCCAACCACACTAGAAGAAACAATCATTGTACGTGAGACTATCACACAATCTTCAGAATCTTTACAGAGAGTAGAAGACAAACTAGACCAAATGCTTTCACTATACAATGATGGTAAGCTAGGGCTAGAAGCAGACCGTGATGCAATGGAAGCTGAAGTAAAAGCAAATCTTAAAACATTAGAACAGTTAATTATGCCATTGCTGGTTAACTTGATGAAGAATCCAGAAAAAGAATATATCTACTGGCCTAATCGTACCGCAAAAATTCAAGAACAAATTGACAAGGTGCTTACTCTGACAAGAGAATAAATTAAAAGGATAAATTATGAATGCTATTATGCTTGACAATATTTTCGATGATGATACTAATAAAATTATCATCAAATATTTAGAAAAACAACAAGGTTGGCGCTTGGACGCAGATTTTTATAATGAAAATTTAAATTATGATATTGGAAATCATTCTGATACGGGTATGTTATTACTATCGTATTCGAGTCAACAATCTCAATATATGAATCAACACAATGTAAATATTAATACATTGGGTAGATTGATACTGGATAAAATTTTAATGAAAATTGAACCAATCAAATTTACTAATTTTAAGTTGAGTAGATTTTTATGGAATTACTATAATAAATCGTCTACTGGAATTGCACACTCTGATATGGACATTTTTGCGACTGATAATTATTGCAGTATAATATATTATTTGAATACTTGTGATGGTTATACCATGATTGGTGATAAAAAATACGAATCAAAATCAGGAAGTTGTGTGTTATTTGATAGTAAAGATATGCATTACGGAGTAGGTCCAACAAACGATAAAAAGAGGTTTGTATTGAATATTATGCTCTCTTACGATGATATCGTAGGAGTAGAAGTATAAATGAAAATTGGATTTCAATGTTCATCGTTTGACATGTTACATGCAGGTCACATAACGATGTTGAAGCAAGAGAAAGAATTGTGTGACTATCTAAAAGTCGCACTTCAAGTTGATCCGACAATCGACAGACCGGGAATCAAAAACAAACCTGTGCAATCTGTATATGAACGTTATGTACAATTGCAAGCGGTAAAGTATATCGATGAAATCTTGGTATACGAAAGTGAAGAAGACTTACTCAACCTCATTAAGACGCAAACGATGCACATTCGTTTCCTAAGTGAAGAATATATGGGTAAAGATTTCACAGGAAAGCAGTTTTGTCTTGACAATGAGATAGAATTGTATTATCATGTAAGACAGCACAAATATAGTTCTACGGAGATTCGCAATCGTACCTTTGAATATGAATTAGCAAAGCGTAACGAAAAATTGACGAAAGAACCGTTGGGACAATATTCACCCGAGTTATTGAAAAAGTATGGAGAAAATATATGAGCAATTTTTTTACGGATTTAGTTGACCAATTAAAAGATGAAGACACAAAAATTCTTGCAGACGGTGATGCGTCAGCAGAGTTTAGTGGTAGCATTGATACTGGTTCTTATGCGCTTAATGCGTTACTTAGCGGTAGCATCTATGGTGGCGTACCAAACAATAAAGTAACAGCGTTTGCTGGTGAGTCTTCAACGGGTAAGACTTTCTTTGTTCTTGGTATTGTCAAACAATTCCTTGATGCAAATCCTGATGGTGGTGTTATCTACTTTGATACTGAAGCCGCAGTTACAAAGTCTATGATGGAAACAAGAGGCGTAGATACTAATCGTGTCGTTATCTCTGAACCAGATACGATTCAAAAGTTTCGTCATACTGCATTGCAAATTATTGAAAAGTATTCTGCACAGCCACAAGCAAAGCGCAAGCCAATGATGATGGTTCTTGATTCACTTGGTCAGTTGTCTTCTACTAAAGAGATGGAAGATACTGCTGAAGGTAAAGAAACAAAAGACATGACTAAGAGTGCAATTCTCAAAGCAACATTTCGTGTGTTGAATTTGAAACTTGCTAAGATTGGTGTGCCTTTGATTGTAACGAATCACGTTTATGATGTGGTTGGTGCATACATCCCAATGAAAGAAATGTCTGGTGGTTCTGGCTTGAAGTACACAGCATCAACAATCGTTTTCTTATCTAAGCGTAAAGACAAAGACGGAACTGAAGTTGTTGGTAACATCGTTCGTTGTAAGTTGCAGAAATCACGTTTGACTAAAGAGAACTCTCAAGTTGAGATTAAGATTACGTACAGCACTGGCTTGGATCGTTATTATGGTTTGCTTGATATCGCAGAGAAGTATGGCATCATCAAGAAAGTCTCTACTCGCTACGAATTGTCTAATGGCGTTAAAGTGTTCGGTAAGAACATCAACGAAGAGCCAGAAAAGTATTTTACTAAAGATATCTTAGACCAAATCGATGAAGCATGTAAAAAAGAATTCTTGTATGGGCAAGAGAACGAGGGTAGCGTAGTCGAAGAAGCAGAAGTGGAGTTAGTCAATGAAGATTGAAGAAACTTATGAAATTGCCGAAAGCGATATCAAATACAAAGATAAAGATGTTGTCGCTACCATTAAGATTACTGCTGGCGACTTTAAAGATACAGTATTTCATTTTGGTGAAATTAACTTTGCGGAAGAAGAAAATCCTGATGGGACCTATTCAATTGGCTTCAACTATGATATAATAAGTGAAGAACACAAAGCACTTCAAGGCAATGATGCCTTTGAAAAACAGCTTGGTGAAATTTTAAATGACTTGCTAAAACATGCGCTAGACGAAGCAGAGAAAAGGTATAAGAATGAACTTGCAACAGAAAATACTCAAACACCTATTACTGGATGAAGAGTACACACGAAAAACTTTACCATTCATCAAAGGCGAATATTTTCAAGAGTCTTCAGAAAAACTATTGTTTGATGAGATTCAAAACTATGTGAACAAGTACAATACAATGCCAACGAAAGAAGCGTTGGTCATTGAGATTGATAAGAGAGTAAACTTAACTGATGACCAGCACAAGAAAACAATTGCACTTGTCAAAGAAATCACAATCGATCCTGAGGTGTCTGACACTAAATGGTTGATTGATGCGACAGAAGATTTTTGCCAAGAGAAAGCAATCTACAATGGCATCATGCAAAGCATTCAGATTCTTGATGACAAGAATAAGAACAACTCAGAAAAACTTGATAAAGGTTCAATCCCTAAAATTCTAGCAGATGCGCTTTCAGTTTCTTTTGATAATCACATTGGGCACGATTTTATTGATGACGCAGAAACACGATATGACTTCTATCATAAAGTTGAAAGACGAATCCCATTCGACCTCGACTATCTGAATAGAATCACTAAGGGTGGGCTTGCTGAAAAATCTTTGAACATTGTTCTTGCTGGTACTGGTGTTGGTAAATCTTTGTTCATGTGTCATTGTGCGGCAGCCAATCTAACGATGGGTAAGAACGTTCTCTACATCACAATGGAAATGGCCGAAGAACGTATTGCAGAACGTATCGATGCTAACTTGATGAACGTTGAACTCGACAGACTGATTGGTATGCCTAAAGATGTATACTTAAAGAAAGTTGAAACTCTACGTGAGAAGACTAAAGGCAAGCTAATCATTAAAGAATATCCAACCGCTAGTGCAAACGTAAATCACTTTGCA